ATCGGACAGTTCGGCATTCTTGCCCGCCCCGGCCGACGACCGTAGAAGACCGGAACGGTCGAGCGCAAAGATCAAGTCGCGCTTGGCATTGCCATATTGGCGATCGAGCTGGGGCAGGGCGTAGTCCTCATATGCCTCGCGCCGCCCGGCATAATAATCATCATTGAAACCGTTCGGGCCATCAAAGATCCCCGCAATCGACGCCATCCCGGCCTTGATCCGGTTCTGGCGCGCGACCTCATCGGCGCGCTGCTGTTTGGCGATCTTGCTGTCGCCACCACCGCCGAAGCACATCAGGGCTTCTCCCAGACATAGACGTGGAAGTCCTCACCCTCGCGGCCAAAACGGCGCAAGGTGCATTCGCGGCGGGCGCCTATGACCTCCAGCCAGTCCTGCGCCTGTGTGTGACCTTCCATTGACCTGCACTCCAGACGATGCGCGCCACCTTCCCAAAGCATCGGCACGATAGCCTTAATGATGACCCGTGTCACCCCGATTCCGATTTGGTGGAGATTGTCTGTTGCGAAAAACCACATGGACCACACGCCGGGCCAGAGCGGAACGCAGCCGAAAAGTGCGATAGGCTCGCCCTTCGACGCCATCCATGCCGGGGCGGGGAGGGCCAGCACGTCTTCCAGAAGCCGGATATCGTCGTCTTCCGTCCGCGTCGCGAAGATCTCGCGCCGGTCCCACTCCCGCATGTTGCTGATGACGTGAAGTGCCCCTCTCGCCTCCACCGGGCCCAGGATCATGAAGCCTGCGCCGCCTGATAATGGACGATGATCTTGGAGAGCTTGGCCGCCCCGTCGCGTTCATTGATCAGCCGCAGCTTCAGGACGGGCGAACTGGCGACCATGCCGATGTCCAGCTCATTGATCGTTGTCCCGCGCACGATTGCGACATCGCTCCAGAAGTCAGGGCGGCGGGGATCGGTATTGATCTGCACCGTCCATTCGCCTTCACAGACGACATCCAGCCCGGTCCAGCTTTTCCACGTCGCGATCATCCGGCCGTCGATATAGGGGATTTCGACCTCGACGCGGCTGTCGTCATAGGTGATCCCGTCGTCACCCCCATAAAGATAGATCGTGTCGCCCGATCGCGCCCATAGCTGGTTGTTCATTGCGACGAAGTCGCTGATCACAAAGCCGCTATCGTAGCGCGACCATGCCGATACCTTCGATCCCGGAAAGTAGGAGAAGGCATATTCCCGCCCGGCGATGGACAGGACATAGCGGCCATCCAACGGATCCATGACCGCCACAGCAGCGGCTTTATCGGCCGCACTCAGGCCGCGCAGATAGTCGATGATCTCATCATCGATCGGCGTCCCGACATCGTTCACGCCCGCCTGGTTCGAACTGTCGCGCGAGCGCAGCGACCGGACGCCCGTGTCGGACAGGAAGAACACGTCGATATCGCCGAAGCTGACGATCGACTTCTTGGCGAATGTGCCGATCTCGGGAAGCACCTGCCGCTGCGCGTTCTGCAACGGGTCAGGATCCACAAACCAGATCTGGATATTCCGGCGTGCAAAAACCGCGATATTGCTCTGGTAGCGACCAAGCCCGATTAGCGTCTCCGAGCCTGCCGACTGATTGGACATATTGATGATGCCCGATCCGACGATATTGGGGGCGGTGTCTTTCCACTCCGTCGGCTCCCCAACCGCTGAATGCGCAAGAATACTGCCATAAGTCGCATAGACCTTGCTCTTGACAGTCAAGAGCGACGTGGCCTCCTTGCCCTCAACCTGCGTGGCGCCGCTGCCACTGTCCCAATCCGTTACCTGCGCAGCGTCATAGAAATGGACGGTCAGGTCATCGGTATAGTCGGCCGCGACGAACAGCTTGCCGTCGTAGAATTCCGTGTCGATGATGGATTTCATGTCGACCGCCGGCGAGCGGGCGAGCTGTTGATAGGTGACGCCGGCCGGGATGACAGGGGAGGCGGCGGAGCCGAACACATAGAGATTGCCGTCCGCCCCGGCAAAACCGAAGGTCTGCCCCGGCGGCAGGGCGTATTTCGCCACCCATGCCTTGCGCTTCTCGATCTCGCCGCCGCGGGTGATGTGGGCATTTGTCAGTGTCTGGAGCGAGCCTTGCGGGGCTGACACTCCCATCTTGCGCTTGTCGAGCCCGGCGCGGAAGTCCTCAATGACCACATAGGCCATCAGTCAGCATCTCGCACATAGGCTACCTGCGGCGTCCGGTCGATCTGGCGGCAGGCACTGTCGGCCGGGCTGGAGAAGTTGAAGCTGTTCTTGCGCTTCTGGATCACACGGCCCTTGACCGTGTTGAAGCGCGAAACCGCCTTCTGCTGCAGGACGCCTGCCTGTGCCTTGTTGCGGTCGGCCAGAAGCTCGGAAGCCGAGAAGAGCGCGACCATCATGTCGTCCAGTTCCAGCCTGTCCCCGGCGACAATCAGCGGCGTCAGCTTGCGAATGCCCGTAACCCGGACCTCGCGATCATTGGTGACGGGCAGCGGCCAGATTTCAATCTGAGGCTCATCGCCCGTGTCGCTGACATCCCACTTCAGCGCCGGCTCCTGACGGACATCGGCGTCGCTATCGTGGATGTTATAGTCTTCCAGTTCGATGCCGCGATCCAAGGGATACCATTTATCGCCCCAGAAATAGTCGACTCGCTCTATGCGCTCCAGATGGAAGTCATCAGGAATGTCATAGTAGCGCGCCCCGGCCTGCAGGGTGATGGGGCGATTGATCCGCATGAACGGCCAGTCGAACTCTTCGTAAAGCCGCTCCTGCTCCCGGCGAATGAGCTGTTCGATGATCGGCGTCATGTTGATGGAAAGCGCGGGGTTGGGATCAAGGCGAGCCTCCAGGCGCGTCATGTTGACAACCTGGCCCAATGTGTTCCCGCGCGCCATCGCTTCAGTCCTTCAGCTTGATCTTCGACTGGTCGACATCCGGAAACTCGACGCCGAACAGATCGGGAGGGTAGACCCCAACCTTGTTGCCGTTCGTCACCACGACCATGCCGGGCTCCACCCGCATGACACCACCGCCCGGCGCCTCGATCTCGTGATAAGTCCGGGCGATATAGCGTTCCGGCCCCTTGTCGGGCGTGGCCTTGGCTTGCTTTGCTGCGGCGGCGGGCGTTCTAGCCATCGGCCTTTTCCTCCGCCCGGTTCGGATTCAGCAGATGTCCCATGCCGATGTCCTTCAGATCGATCGGCAGGTTCTTCTGCGCGCCCGGGAACATCTTTTCGAGAAGATCGCCATTGCCGGCATTCATGAGCCCTTCGGGCGCGGCGCCGTAGCGCTCGCAAAGGCGGTCCCATTCGGCGGGATGGCTGCGCTTATCCATGCGCAGCGGCTTGATCTCGATCACAGCGTCCGCGCCGTGAATTTTCTGCAGCACGAGAATCTCAGCGGGGGTGACATCGTCTTTCTGGACGGTGTGAACCGGGCTTCCGCCGATCCGTACCGTGCAACTGCAAATTTGCATCGTCTTGCTCCTTGGTGGGGGTGGGTGGGGCGGACCTAAGCCCGCCCCGGTTCATCAGCCGTCGTACTGCGGATTGCCGAGGAACTTGGGATCCGGCACCGCGACCAGAAGGACAATGCCCTTCGAGCCGTCTGCAGCACTATTCGGATCATAGGTTCCCCGAACATCCGCCGTTGTGGCGGTCGATACAGTGTTGACGCCCAGACCGGCCACGACCGTTCCTGCCACAGCCGCGGCGCCATCTTCCAGTTCCTTCAGGATGTAGGCGCTGTTGGGCAGGAAGGCAGGCAGGCCCAGCACGTCGGCGGTGCCGACGGTCAGGTTGCCGGTAAGGGCGGCCGAAACCGCGACCTGGGTCACGGTCTTGAACGCCTTCTTGCCGGCCACGGCCGTTGTGCCGTTCATGGCGATGGTTTCGACCATCGTATTGCCGTAGCAATCCGTTCCAGTAACGGTGATGGTCTGCGTGGTATCGCCCGCATCGGTCGAGTCCACCAGCACGTTGCGGCCATAACGCGCGTCCAGCGTCGCCACCCCGCCCGATGCCAGTGCACCATCGATGTCAGCGTCGGCCGCGCCCGCAATCGCCTGCGCGGCGCAGATGCCGTCCACGTCCGCCGTGCCTGCCGATCCCAGGTTCCAGATCTGGATCTCGCCGGCCTTGTAGATCTCGACGCCACTGTCGGCGTCATAGACCACATCGCCAGCGCCGACTTCGTCGAACTGGAAGGTGAAGGGTGAGCCTGCCGGGAGCGTGGTCGTGCCCTTGTAGGTCACGGTCACGGACGTTGCCCCATAGGACAGCGTCATGTCTTCCGGGTGGCTCAGAACGCGGCCAAGCACAACCAGCTTGGCGTTGACGCCAAGGGAGAACTTGCCACGATCCCCCGCACCGCCGGGATAGCCGACGGTGAAGGTTCCGCTTGTGGCGACCGCTGCCGCGAGAACGCCGGTAACAGTTTGAACAGTCATTTCCTTGTTCCTCCGTTCTCGTGCCTAGGCGGCTTCGTAGACGCCATGGCAATTGAGCTGGTCCGCGATCAAGCCACCCGTCCAGGTCAGGCCACGATAAAGGACGTATTTTTCAGGCGGCCGAGCGGGCGAGTGCTGCTTCCAGTCTTCGCCGTCCATGGTCATCAGATAGAGATGCGCAGGATCGATGAAGTAGGCGCGGTTGATATAGCCCAGATCGTCCAGGGTCGGATCGTACTGGAACTTGCCAACACCCCGCATCATGATGTCCGGCATACCGATGTCGGTAGCGCCCGACTTCATGAAGCCTTCCATCGTGTAGGTGCCCTTTTCGTGGATCTCCGTTTCCAGCTTCTCGATGAAACCGGAACCGGCCAGAACAAGGCTCGGCCTGCCGCCATAGCGGCGGAGCTGGCGCACTTCGCCGCGGAGCGCCTTGGTCAGCGTCTGGTTGGCAGCAGAGTGTGTGATCTTGCTGGCGCCAACCAGTGCGCGATTGCGCCACCAGCTATTGCCGGCGCGATCGATGCCGCCCGTGAAGCCGACCGCCGGGCTGTCGATGATGATCGACGTCACGCCAGCGAACACCTTGGACGACTGCGTACCGTCCCGCCACAGGATCTCGTTGAACGACCGGGCGGAGCCTTCCGCCATATCGTCCAGCTTGTCGTCGAGAAGGCCGGTGATGGCGGTCATCTCGCGTTCGCTATGGTTGGTGGTGCTTTCGCCGTTCAGGCTGTCGACGACGGAAATCCCGTCCTTCTTCAGCTCGGTCAGGGTCATGGAGATACCGGCATGCAGTTCTTTCCACGGGTAGTCGTACTGCTTCATGTTCGCTGGGTTGTTGTAGCTGACGGTGTCGTCATGCTCGTAACCCTGAAACGACGTGGTATAGCTGCCCTTGACGTTGCGGCGGATACTTTCCTTGCCTCCGGGGAAGGTTTTGCCCTTGCCCTTCATGGCGTTGTAAAGCGGACGTTCCTGGATGGACTGCGCCATCGCGGGGCCTTTGATGTAGTAGTCGAGTGCGGCGCTGGCGATGTTGTCCAGCTCTTGTGCGGTAAACGGCATTCAAGCCTCCATGGGCTAACGGTTGACTGCCGCGTCGATCGCTTCCCGAAGAGACTTCGGCGCTGTCGACGCGCGGGCGGACAATCCGGCCGGGGTTGGCTTCACGGGCTTTGGCTTGGGGGCGAATGACTTCATCATCTCGCCAACCTCGCCATACGCCCTGGTCACAAGGTCGACCGCTTCCTCTTTCGTCTGGGGACGTTTCCCCTCGCGAGCGATGATTGCGAGCGCCTGAGATTCCACCAACTTGGCCTTGGCGGCATAGTCAGGGTCTTTCGCCTTGATCCCGGTTTCCCAATCAGAGACGGCCTGCGCCGCCTCCTTTGCCTGTTCGATGGCCCTGTTGCGGGCATCTCGCTCCTGGTCCTGCCGCTGTTGTTCGGCGGTGCGGGTTTCCAGATGCTTGGCCTGTGCGCGGGTGCGCGCCAGTTCCTTCGCAGTCTCCAGATCCGTATCGCCGCCGTCGACCTTCGCCTGAAGGTCAGCGGGCAGTGCGTCCCCAAGATGCTCATTGAGCACCTGAAGCCGCTCGACAAACCAGTCGCGCGCCTTGGTCAGGCTCCCCTGGTCGCCGCTTTTCAGCAGCGCCATGATCTCGAAACCTTCAGCAACTTCCTCGCCGTTCAGGCCATTGGATTGCATGAAGCCCGTGATCGCCTGGAAGCTATTGGAGTCCTCCCGAAGCGCGTTGCGCTCCGCGACAATCTCTTTCCAGCGCGGGTGATTGTGAAACGGGACATCAGTGTCAGACTGGCCTTCGTCCTCGGGCTTGGCTTCCGCCTCACCTTCGGCCTTCTGGCCTTCCTCCTGCTTGCCCTCGGCGGCGGACGAGTCCTCCGTGCCTTCCTTCTTCTCGACTACGTCACGAATGACGGAGAGAAGCGTTTCCGGCTCCTGCTTAGCGTCCTTATTGTCCGCGTCGGACGAATCCGCGGCGTTAGCGTCCGGGGTCGAAACTTCCGCGTTCGGATCCGTCACCGTTTCCGTTGCATTGGTTTCATCAGCTTCCGATGCGGGCGAGGCATCGGTGAACTCGACGTTCATATTTAGCGCCTTTCTCTTGTGGGGGTTTGTCTACACTTGTTGTCTGCGAAAGGCAACATCAGGCTGCAATTTGATTGGATTGCGGGCCGTCGTTGAAGCCGGGCTGCGCCTGGCCTCCGCGCCCGTCGCCCTGTTCCGCATTGTTGCCGCCCTGGTCGCCCTGGGCATTGGGGTCCGTCGCCGGATCCCCGGTGCCCTGCTGCGCCAGCCGGTTCATTGCCATGATCGACGGCAATCCTTCCATGAAGGCGTCTTCCAGATTGGTGCCATCGTCGGCGATCCGGACAGCGCGCTCCGCCAGCCAGCGCGGCGTGATGCCGGGAATCTGGACCAGAAGCGGATAAAGCCGTTCGAAGTTCGCCGCCTCGCGCGCCTGGTTGGGCCGGCCGCTACTGCCGGCGCGGACCTCCAGCCATACTTCGCGCATGATCTCTGCCCGCGAAAGTTCGGGCCAAACCGCGCCGGGGCCGACGATTTCGATAACCTTGTCCTTCGACATATTGAGCAACAGCACCTGGCCAGCCGCGCGCATGACGTTCGAAAGCATGTCGTCCAGATCGTCGGCATCCAGCCCTATGGACGTGTTGCGGCTCGATTCCGCCAGCGACGTTTCGGTGGCCGTGCCGCCGCCCGTGCTGCCGATATTGGCGTCCTGCACGCCGATGACGCGCAGAATGTCCTGGAATACCGTTTCCGTCTCATAGAGATTGGGATCGATGCCGATCTTCTGGACAGGCGCAATCAGATCCTGCGGCTTCACGCCGTCGCGCAACGCCTTGACCATGATCACGTCATGGGCCGCGTGCCCTGCCAGCGTCCTCTGCTCTTCCTCATCGAACTGCCCTTCTGGCGCCAGATAGAGCGGGCGGGCGGCGATGCGATGCTGGCGACGCGCTTCCTTCGACCGGTTATATTCGAGCTGCATATGCTTGATCAGCTCGACATCGGACTTGGGAAACAGCTCTCCCTCATTCTCGACTTCGTTGAAGGTGATGGCGAAGATCGGATAGAACTGCTCGACCTGCACGTCGGGCGAGGCTGGTTCCTGCAGGAAGTCATTATAGCCGTCGCACACGACATATTCGAGCCCGGTGTCCCGGTCATAGATATGCCAGATACAGGCGAGCCCCTTGCCGCCTTCCTTGTGGCGCGACCGCGCGCCCGCCCATGGGCGGCCAGGTTCGACCTTGTAGCTGTTGTAATTCTTGCCCAGATCGACGCCGTAGACCTCCTTCACACGGTCGACGGTCAGCAAGACCTCCTTCGCCAGCCACGGGCAGCCGGTCCAGCCGACAATGCTCTGCGTCTCAGGCGAGGGAATGATCCGGGTCGATTGCGGGAAGGACCAGACAAGCCCCTCGCGCACGATCATCTCGGGTTCGTTCTCGACCGCCTGGATGGCAAGGCGAAGTTCTTCCGTCTCCGCGCAATAGGGATCGGTTTCACCGTCCTGCAGATCAGCCTGCAGCCGGCCGATGACGGCCAAGCGCTCCGCCATGTCGGCAATGCGGGTGCTTTGATCGTCGGAAAGCTGCATCTCGCGCTGGAAGCCAAGCTCGACATAGCCGACGCCCGTGGTGCGCGCGCGGCGCACCATCTGCTTCATCTGCGTTTTGAAGTCCGGGATCTGCTCCTGCATGTAATAGGCGATCAGGATTTCGAGCGTCCGCCCGACCTTGTCCAGCATCGCCCGGCGCTCGCCGGCCTGTTGCACGTCCTTCAGAAGCATCATGATCTCGGGAGCGGGCGGCATGCCAGTCTCCGCCGCCGCCTGCATCTGCATCATGGCGGCCTGCAGGGATTCCGGCTTGCCGTCCCAGATGGTGAAATCGAGCGTTTCGCGGCGCTTCGCGACCACGCGGGGGTTCTTGGCGTAGAGCGAGGCGACGGTCGTCTTAATCACGCGCTGGACGATATTCGCCGTGTAGCGGTCGTCATTCTCCGTCTGCGCGTCCCACTGCCTGCCGGACGCGAAATCCATATTGTCGCGCATCCGTTTCAGGTCACGCTTCCAGTGGCCCTTCGCTTCCTCGACCTTCCTCTGCCAGCCCTTGCCCAGCGCGGCGCGCGATTCCCCCGGCTCTTCCGCGTCCCGGATCATGCCGCTCTGGGGGGTCGTTTCGTCGATCATCACATGCCTCTCAGGCTGGCCGCGATCTTGCGCTGCCGGTTGCGGAAATTGGAATCATGCTTCACCCACGCCAGCGTCCCCACACGTGGGGCGCTGGACTTGGCCTCCGGCGCCGGGGCGCCGCGAATGATCCGGTCTAGGCCAAGGCCGATATGGGCAAGGGCGTCGACGAAGTCGTCATGCCGCGCCTGGGGGAACTTGAGAAGCTCCTGACAGGCATCGTCATACCAGGGCTCGAAGTTCGGAAAGCGCACCATGCCCATCGCCATGCGGCCCTGGATCGACTGCGCGCGGGTGGACTTGTCTTTCGACGGGGTCTGTTCGACCACGTTCACATAAACCTTCTCTTCCTGCATGCGCTTGAAGAGAAATGGGCCGATCGACTTGCTGATGTGGCCGTTCTCCGCCCACCATGTAAGCGGCTTCCAGCGCTTCATCATGGCAATCATGGCGTCGACGACAACGTCTGTTTTCTTGCGCTGCCACCAGCAATCGAGAAGCCAGATATTATGGCGGTCATCGACGCCGACGATCAGCAGGCACGTCCTGTCATGTTCCTGCTTGATCCCGACCGCGTGATCGCTGGCGGCGTAGATGCGCAGATTTTTGGGAAGATCGTTCGCCTTGTAGGGCACGATCATGTGCTTCTGGAAGAAGTCGCCATCCTCCGGTGTCGGCCGCTGCTGATAGAGGGCAGAGAACTTCTTCTTGTTGGTGCGCTGGAAATTGCGCAGATATTCGATGCCGAACCGCTCAGGCCAGAGCGCCGCGCCGGGCTCCCGGCCCAGAACGTCATCTTCCTCCGCAATGGCGGGAATATTGATGATCTTCCACTCGGCCGCTTCGTCCGCGTCATAGTGTGGATTGGTCGGATCGGTCAGCCGGCCGACAAGGTCGTCTTCATGCCAGCGGGTCTGAATGATGATCATCACGCCCATATCAGACATGAAGCGCGATTTGATGTCGGCGGTGAACCACTCCCAAAGCTGGTCGCGGACAAGCTGGGAGCCGGCTTCCTCGCTGTTCTTGATCGGATCGTCAATGATCACAAGATCCGCGCCGCGGCCGGTGATGGTGCCGCCGCGGCCAAGAAAGTAGAGCGCCCCGCCTTCCTCCGTCTCCATCGCCGATGACGACTGACTGCCCTTCGCCAGATTGACGTTCGGAAAAACCTGCTTGTAGGAAGGCGAGCGCATAATGCCCCGCACGGCCTTGCCATAGCCGTCGGCGAAGGGCTGGTTATAGGTGCAGACCGCGACGTAGCGATAAGGGTCGCGCCCGACAAACCACGCCGGGAAGCGCTTGCCGGCCAGCTCGGTCTTCCCGTGTCTGGGGGGAAAGGTGATGATCAACTTGCGGATCACACCCTTCTCGACCTCCTGCAGGGCGGCGGCGAGAGCGCGGTGGAAATATTGGGGGTCGTAGCGCGAGAGCTCCGCATTATCCGGGTCTTCCGGGTCAGGCATGGTGAAATTGGTAAAGTCAATCAGGTCGTCACGCGCCTGCTTCGCGCGCAAGAGCCGCATGGCGGCCCGGCGCTGCTGAAGAATAGCCGCCTGCTGTTGCAGGCGTTCCGCTTCTGCC